CGAGCCCCATCCAACTCTTTACCAAGAACAGCGGCAACCAGCCAGAACCAGCGGCGATCAAACACGACCGGCCGAGACTGGAAACGATTAGCCCAGACGGTGTCGGATCATGGGCGGCAATTGTGGGGGACATAGCCCAGGAGCTTCTCGGGTTAACGATGTTGCCGTGGCAGATGCACGTATTGGATCAGATGCTTACTTTCAACGCCGATCAGGATCTTGTGCATAGGTCAAGCCTTGTGTCCGTGGCCAGACAGAACGGGAAGACAACAGTTATCCAAGCGCTCATTCTGTTCTGGCTAATTGAGATGCCAAAGATTCGTGGCCAGCGACAAACAGTCGTCTCGCTGTCGCACCGTCTCGATCTTGCTTGCATGCTCTTTGAAGAGATCGCCCCGATCCTAGAAAAGCGTTGCGGAGCCAAGGTCATTATGTCCTACGGCCGCTACCAAGCCACAATGCCAGACGGCTCAAAATGGTATGTCAAAGCAGCACGACCTTCCGTCGGCCACGGCATGACAATCGACTTGGCAATCATCGACGAATTGTTCGACGTCTCCGACGAAGTAGAAGCAGGACTCTTGCCGGCTCAACGCGCTAGGCGCTCGCCTTTAACCGCCATGTTCAGCACGGCCGGCACGGAAGCGAGCCGATTATTTATCAGGCATAGAGAGAACGCGCTTCGGCTCATTGATCTCAAAAAGCCTTCATCGTTCTACTTCGGGGAATGGAGCCCAGAGCCATCATTGGATCCTCTCGCGGAATCGTCGTGGTATTGGGGCAACCCAGCGATCGGACACTTCCTTACGATCGAGACTTTGCGCCAAGAATCCGAAGGCCCCGATCGAGCACTCTTCTTGCGCGGCTCACTAAACATGTGGGTTGCCTCCGCGAACTCTTGGATCCCACACGGCCTATGGCCAGACCTGCTCTACGAAGGAGAAGTCCCTGCCGGCGGAGTCGTTGCCGTAGAAGCTTCTATGGACGACACGCGCTACTTCGCCACCCGATCCGTCTCCCTGCCCGATGGCCGCGTTGTTAACTCCGTTGCGTTCACCGCCGAAACTCAAAAAGAACTACTGGAGCACCTAGCCGAAATTGCCAAAGATCCCGCCGTCAAGTTTGCGTTCTCTCCGACGATCGACGTGCTAGTCAACTCCGCAACATTTGACCGCCGGCGAATAGTCGTCGGCTACGGCGAGATTCTCAAGTACACACCCGTAGTCAAAAACATGATCCACGAAATGCGGCTCGTTCACACGGGCGAAGCCATGCTCTCCGAACACGTCCAACGCGCCGTCCTCGTCCGCACCCAAGGCTCCATCGCCGTCTCATCCCAAAAGTCACCCGGCCCGATCGAGTTGTGCCGCACGCTTATCTGGTCGGCAACATTGGCCTCACAAAACCGCGTTACCCAAAAGCCTTCGCTAGTCATCGTCCCGAACTAGCATCCAATCGGCAGCCGTTCGTGAGCCCTACCTTTCGTCGGGATCGGAAACGCCTCCGAGCGGTTGCCACCATAAACGCGCCAAGTGTGTCATGCTCTAGGGATGGGATTATTTGATCGCAAAGTAAGCAAGGCCGCAATCTCGCCGCCGCCGGCAAAAGCCGCAGCCGCAGGCGCAGGACTTAACTACGCATCAAACAATGCTGGCGTCTCGATGATCGGCCAGTACTACACGTATCAAGAAGGCGAAGCGCGTAACCGTGCAGTACAAGTTGCCGCAATAAATAGGAGCCGCGATCTCATGGCATCGGTCATCGGATGCATGCCGCTCCGCTCTTACGTGGAGCAATGGAACGGCGAATACATGGAGAAGATCTACACCGCTCCTCGATCATGGTTGCGCCGACCCGACCCCGAAGTGCCATACAACTTTCTTATGAGTTGGACGTTTGACGACTTGTTCTTCTTTGGTCGCGCATTCTGGTACATCACATCACGCACCGCCGACGGATACCCAGCATCGTTCACACGTCTTCCAGCCGGCAGCGTAACTACTCAAGACATGGCTGGCCCCGTATGGTTTGCACCGTCCAAGGCCGTTTACTTCCAAGGCGGCGAAATAGATCCGTACAACCTTGTACAGATTCTTAGCCCAACGCAAGGACTGATCTATTCGGGAACGCAAGTAGTCGAGACAGCATTAAAGATCAACGACGCACGCACACGCAACGCATCTTCAAGCATTCCAGCCGGCGTACTTAAACAAACTGGCGGCGAACCGTTAAGCGCACAAGAACTTGCCGATCTTGCCGCGTCGTTTAACGCTGCACGCGCAACGAATCAAACGGCCGCGCTCAATGAGTTTCTATCGTACGAACCGACAACAATGAGTCCAGACAAAATGCTTCTCATTGAATCAGCAAACTACAGCGCCCTCGAAGCCGCTCGCCTTTGCAATGTCCCACCGTATCTCGTAGGCGTCTCAACCGGATCGTATTCCTACCAGTCATCCCAGCAAGCACGCGCCGACTTGTACATCTTCGGACTCAAAATGTACGCAGAAGCAATTGCGGCCGCGCTCTCTATGGACTCCGTTCTTCCACGCGGAACCTACGTTGAGTTTGACGCAGAGTCCTATTTGGAAGAGAACTACATGGCCGACAAAGCCGACGAACCAACCATCCAAGAAAACACTCAAGAAGGACTAGCCAACCGATGATCAAACTAATTGCAGGAGACTTCACGCTTGACGCCGCCGCAGGCGACGCACCACGCCGAACTATCTCAGGAATCGCAGCACCATACAACGTGGACGCAACCGTCTCCGACGGAACCACCGTTCGCATTTTGCCGGGCGCCCTCCCAACCGAAGGCAAAGCCCCACGACTCTTCATGTACCACGACGCATCCCAGCCAGTAGGCGTTGTCACGGAGCGCGTAGACACTCCAGAAGGCATGCTCTTCACCGCCAAGATCAGCGCAACATCTCTCGGAAATGACGCGCTCGTTATGGCCGGCGACGGCACTATTGATCAAGTCTCAGTTGGGATTAACCCAGTTAAGTTCTCGTACGACGAAGACGGAACTATGGTTATTGAGTCTGCTATTTGGCAAGAATTGTCGCTTGTCCCCATAGGAGCTTTTGGAGACTTTGCACAGATCACCAAAGTCGCGGCCAGTATCCACCAGCCCGAAGAAGAAATCAGTAATAATGAAGAACAAGAACCTCAACAGGAGAACCCAATGTCCGAATCAGTAGCAGCACCAGTCATCGAAGCCACCATCCCAACCGCTTCTCTTCCAGCAGTACCGAAGCGCAAGTTTGATCTTCCAACCCCCGGCGAATACATGGCAGCAATGCACATCGGCGGAGAAACATTCCGCAACGTTGCAGCCGCAGCGCACGACTACATGAAGTCAAAGCAGACCGCACTACAAGCAGCGGCAGGCGACATCGTCACCACCGACACTCCGGGCCTCTTGCCAGTACCAGTGCTTGGGCCAGTCTTCCAAGACCTCAACTTTATTCGTCCAGTTGTTAACGCAATCGGCGCACGCGCAATGCCAAACGGCGGAGCATCAAAGACGTTCATTCGTCCAACGATCACTACGCACACAAGCGTCGCTGCACAGTCAAGCGAACTTGCCGCAGCATCCGCAACCACTATGGTCATTGCGTCTAACACCGTCACGAAGACAACACTTGCAGGCCAAGTAACTCTTTCCGTGCAGGACGTCGACTTCACAGATCCGGCCAGCCTCCAGATAATCCTCAATGACTTACTCGGCGAGTATCTTATTGCGAGCGATAACGTCGCAGCAGACGCAATTACATCTGGCGCATCGGCATCAGGCTCGACATGGACATTTAACAGCACCGATCCATCCACATTGTTTGCCGCACTATATGACGCAGCAACTGACATTTTGACCGCAACAAACTTCTTGCCAGATCATATTTTTGTCAGCCCGAACGTATGGAAATTGCTCGGCCAGCAGTTGGACGGAGACAAGCGAAGCGTGTTTCCATACACCGCAGCAGCAGGACTCATGGGCGTCAATGCACCCGGAACCGCAAACATTACCCAGATGAACACGTTTAACCCGTTCGGCCTTAACCTTGTTGCAGACAACAACTTTGCATCAAACACAATGGTCGTCGCACGTGGAACCGCAATTGAGTTCTACGAACAGATTCGCGGCTTGATGTCCGTAGAGTTGCCATCCACATTGGGTCGAAACTTCTCGTACGCAGGCTACGTATCAACGTTCATTGCAGACGCAGACCAAGTCAAGTCCATCATCGTCAGCCCATAATCGGAAGGTAGGCCCTAGTAATGGCCACCTATACGGTCACCAACAAGTACCTCATAGACGACTTTGCCGTCCTCCAACTTCTCACCCCGACGGAGTTGGAGGTCGGCCAGTCAATAACGGTCGCAGCAGTAGACGCCACATTTAACGGCACCTACACAATCCGCGCTCTTCCGCAATATTTGTTTGAGGGCGTAGACACCGAAGGCGATCTTCTCTACGACGCCAACATCCCAATCGCTAACCAAGTTCTCTACGCAAAAACGGCCGCCGATGTTGAGCGAACCGCAGCGTCTGGAACTTTGACATCAACCCCGACTTGCACGTGGGTCACGGCCACCGACATTGAAGACTGGTTGGGCATCGGTACGGCCACCGCAGCCGACGCCACATTCCTCACCATTTGCGCCTCTAGTTCTTCGCAGTTCTGCTGGCGTCGACGTATGGAAGCCGGCTATGTCGACTCCCTTACGACCGTCCCATCGCAAGACGTCAAACTTGGAACGATCATGTACGGCGGCGCGTTGTACCGTCAGCGCGGATCCATGGATTCCTTTGCATCTTTTCAGTCCATGGGAACCGCTCCCGTCATGGGCCTTAACGGAATGATCCGCCAATTGTTAGGCATTGACCGACCGCAGGTTGCCTAGTGCCAGTCCCGACCTACACCGATCTATTTAATGAGGGCTACGACGACCTAGTCGCCAAACTCCAAACCGTCGTAGGGCTGCAAGTAGTCAACGATCCGCGCAACATCGTCCCGCCATGCGTGTTCGTAAACATTGACTCAATCGACGGCTTCAACTACAACATCGCCAAACTCACTTTTACACTCCAGATCGTGACGCTCGGCCCGGGCAACCTAGACGCCCAGAAGTCGCTGCTTAACATGCTCGCTCAGGTATACGCGCTCAACATCGGCATTATCTCAGGCCGACCCACAAACGTCGACATCGGCGGATCCATGCTGCCGGCATACGAACTCACCGTCGCAACCCAAGTCCAAACGGCGTAATCCACACCTAACGCCCGAAACTATGTCAAACTAAAACCACTACTCAAGGAGCAATCATGGCAACCTCAACTATCCTCTCAAATCCAAAAGTCGTAATCGCAACCGTTGACCTTTCAGACCAATGCACGGCCGCAACTTTAACCCGCACCATTGAAGCGCTCGAAGACACCGCGTTTGGATCCACGGCACGCACCTACACAGGCGGCCTAGAAAACAACGAACTTACCGTCACGATGTACATGTCCTACGCAGCGACTGAAACCTACGCGACACTTTCTACACTTGTCGGAACAAAGATGACCGTCATTGTTAACCCAACATCCGCAGTCGACTCGGCAACAAACCCCGGCTTTACATTGACAAACACCTACCTAGAAGCCTTGCCAGTAATTAACGCATCGCTCGGCGAGTTGCAAACTGTAGACCTAACCTTCACAGGCGGAACCTACAGCGCAGACGTAACCAACCCATAATCACGGCCGTCCTCGGCCCGACACAAGGAGAACCATGAAGATCAAACTCAGCCTTACGCGCGGCGAAGTAACCGAACAACTATCCACAAACCTCTTCGTCATTGCCGAATGGGAACGCCTAGAGAATCGTCGAGTGTCAGACGGACGCGGCATCGGTGCATCAGATCTCGCGTGTTGGGTACACACGTTGCTTACGATCAAGGGTGAGAAGCTTCCAGCGTCATGGCGCGAATGGCTTAAACAAAACCCAGACATCGAGATCGCAGCGGAGGACGCAACCGATCCAAACCCTACGGACGCGGCTACCGCCGGCAACTAGCCGAACTGGTAGTCGCGACGGGATGGGCTCCGACGTTCTATGCGGACTCGTTTGACTCACGCGACCTACAAACAATCATTAGAGTCCTTAATGACCAAAACAAAAAAGGACACAAATGAGAGACTCAGCCGGCGGCATTGAAGCACGGATAGAAGTATTCGGCCTAGGTCAAGCGCTCAAGGATCTCAACAAGATCGATAAAGCACTTCGGCGCGACATCACTAAGGACTACAAGCGCGTAACGTCTGGGCTTGTCTCAGACATCCAGTCGGCCATCCCGTTGAACTATCCCCTCTCAGGCTGGCAACGCCAATGGAATCTACGTGGCCAATACGAAGTCTTCCCATGGCCAACCGACCATTCCGTCAAGGCCTACATCAACACCAAAGCGCCCAAAGAAGTATTTGGTGGCAAAGTAAACCTCTCGACCTTTGCCGTTAAATGGCTCGGCTCCGCCGCCGCCTTCTTCGACTTCTCCAAAAGTAATCAAATGGGCGCCGCACTAACAGCCAAATATGGTGACCCGTCGCGAGTAGTGTGGAAACAGTACGAAGCAAATAAGAGCGATCTTGAAGTAGAAATGGCGCGAATCGTTGACCGCGTCGGAGAAGCTTTGAGCCGCGATCTAAGCGCAAGGTAAACCCATGGCCGTCATTCTCCCAATCATCTCCGAATACGATCCCAAAGGCGCTAAGAAGGCGATCGCGCAATTTAAGCAACTAGAAGGCTTCGGAGCCAAGGCAAACTTTGCAATCAAAAAGGCCGCAATCCCAGCGGCCGCAGCGATGGCCGGCTTAGGCGTAGCCCTTGCAGGCGCAACCAAAGCGGCAATGGAAGACGCGGCCGAACAAGCCAACCTTGCGCTTGTAATGGGCAACGTCACAGGCGCATCAAAAGAACAAGTCGCCGCACAAGAAGACGTCATCGCGGCAATGTCGAGAGCGTCTGGCACAGCAGACAGCGAACTCCGTCCAGCCTTCCAAGCGCTGCTAGTCGGAACCAAAGACATCACGGAAGCAAACAAGACGCTTGCGCTTGCTCAGGACATCGCACAAGGCTCAGGTAAGGAATTAGCAACCGTCTCAGATGCACTTGCCAAAGCGTACGGCGGCAACTTTAAGGCGCTCGGACAACTCTCCCCAGAAATCAAAGCCATGATTAAAGACGGCGCCACGCTTGACGACGTCATGAACGTCCT